GCGGAAAGGAAACGTAATGTTATGAATTGTCCTAACTGCGGAAGCGAAAATGTAACGATCTCCATGCAGGAGGTCGGCAGCAAGACCAAAAAGCACGGTAACGGCATTGGCGGGCACGTGAATAACTTTGCCCGCGGCATGGCCGCCGTCTGCACTCTCGGCATGTCCAATCTCGTTTGGAAGAAGTCTAAGGGCGGAGAAAAGACGGTGACGCAGATGGCTAAAGTCTGCCTATGTCAGAATTGCGGCAACTCTTGGATTATCGAATAAGCTAAAGCCGTGCCCGAATCGGGCACGGCTTTGCACAAAGGGGTGGTAGTGTGATCTGCAAGAACAAAGGCTGCGGTCGTGAGATAGACGGCGACAGCGTCTACTGCAAGTGGTGCGGCACCCGGCAGGTGCGTGAGAAGCGTACCAGGAGCGACGCGCCTACAGCGCGGCAGCTGCCCAGCGGGTCGTGGACGTGCCGCGTCCGCGTGGATGGGCGGGACGTGTCCATCACGCGCCCCACAAAGGCGGAGGCAGTGGCGGAGGCATCCGCCATCAAGCACGGCCTGAAGGCACCCGACAAGGCTGCCTCCACCATAACGTTGCGAGAGGCGTACAGGAAGTACATCGAATCGCGAGACGGGGTGATCTCGCCCTCCACCGCGGCGGAGTACAAGCGTCTCCAGAAGACATCCTTCCAGAGCCTGATGGATTTGCCGGCTTCCTCCATCACCTCCGAGCAAATCCAGCGGGAGATCGGGAAGATGGTGAAAAACGGGAAAAGCCCCAAGTATATCCGTAACGTTGAAGGGCTTCTCGTCTCCGTCCTGAAGCAGTTCGCGCCAGATTCAAGGATCTCCGTCATCCTCCCACAGAAACGGAAGGTGGAGCTGCGCAGAATCGAGGACAACGAGATCGGCAAGATCATCGCGGCATTCTCCGGCACAGACATGGAGCTGCCCGTACTCATGGCACTGTGGATGGGGATGCGTTTGTCGGAGATTCGCGGTGCCAGATTCGAGGACATCTCTGGGGGCAGGCTACACATCTGCCGCGCCATCGTCTCCGGAGAGAATGGCGACGAGGTGAAGCCGCCCAAGACCTTCTCCGGCGATCGCTGGGTGTCTGTCCCCGACCATATTCAGACCCTAATAGACGCCACCGGACGCAGCGAGGGCTACATCGTTACCATCTCTGGTCAGACGATCTATAATCGCTTCATCCGCGGACTCGATGCCGCCGGCATTCCTCGCTGCCGTTTCCATGACCTGCGCCACGCCAACGCCGCCATCATGGTGCGGCTCGGCGTCGAGTCGAGGTATGCGCAGGAGCGCAACGGCTGGTCCGATGACTGGATGTATAGGCAGGTCTACGCCTACACGATGACCGACAGAATGATCGAGATCGACAGATCCATCGACGACTATTTTGACAACAAAATGACAACGACAGTTCAAAAAAATGAGTATTGAAGCCGTGTATACCTGTTTTCTCAACGGGTTCGACTCCCGTACCCTGCTCCAAAACCAGAAACCGCCTGATTGCAACGATCAGGCGGTTTCTCTTTATTTGCAAGGGCTTCAGCCGCTTCGAAAGTCCGAGTTGCACCGAAATTAGTACGAGAATCCGGACAATAAATAGGCATCAAGAGATGCATAATGACAACGGAATGGCAACGGATAGGTTTGGTTGTACCCGAGGGAACAGCGTCACTTATCGTTACTCTTGGGCTTTTTCTCCCATGCGACAAGCATCCAACCCTTGTAGGTCGAAACCGAATACGGCTTGCCATTGCGTAAGGTCTTCCCCTCCATTGATCGCTTGATCTGCCGAAAACCGCTGGCTATGTTAACGGCAGCCTTCTCGGTGTCCTCCATGCCGAAATCCGCGGTGTGGTGCCGCGCCCAGTCAAGCAGATTTACGGAGACAACCGGATTGCCCTCTGGGTCTCGGAGATGCCAGATCTTCGCCTCCCGGTTCTGCGGTCCTCTCTGTCCTTCCGGCAGCATCAGGGCGGCGGAAGTACCATTCTTGAGGTTTCCGGTTTTGGCTGCGGCGACTCTGGCGGATTCCCTCGCGGACTCACACCACCTATTGGACACGCCGTTGTGCCGTTTGCTGCGCCATTGACGAGAACAATCAGTAGAGCAGGTGCGCTTGTTGTTGGACGGCGGAGTCCGGAACTCGGCACCGCAGATGACGCACTTGCGGATCATGGCCGCTTATACACGCCTGCGCTCTCGGCCAGCAGGAGTCGCAGGTAGTCGGGGCAGCTCCTCACACCGCGCTCCCAGTCTTCCAGCGTGCGAACGGGGATGCAGTAGCGGGTGGCAAAGGCTGCCTGCGACAGTCCCGTATGGGTGCGGATGTCGGGGATCGTCAGGTGAGCGGCGTCCCAGATACGTGCCAACACATCGATACGGTCTGCCGGGATGTCCGCGTCTGGGTCGTCATCCCAGACGGAGGACAGAGCCCAGTCGGAGACAAATGCGTCCCGGTCTACGGAGGCGATCGCCTCGACCCACAAGTCGCGGAATAGTTTATCGGCGATATATCCGGTGGTGCGGATGACTCTATGCTCAATCTTTTTCACGGTTTTCTCCTTTCCCTGTCTGTCGGTGTTAGTAGCACTCGCCAAGCATTTTGCGCCCAGCGATCCCCATGCAGTCGGGGTAGGTTTCCACACCCTCCGCCGTGGCGATCGCGATCAGCTCAGCGTTACACTCGATCTCGGAGGCGACCTCGTCCATGCTTGCGCCGCAGCAGTCATCCGGATCGTAGTCTCTGCAGTAGGGCAGGCCAGCCATCAATGCGGACTTGATTTCCTCGGGGCTATCTTCCCACATCTCGCAGTTCAAGACTACGTTAGAGACCTTGTCACCCTCGCGCACGATGCAGGCGATCCCGCCGGCGTTATCCTCGTAGACATTTACCTTAATGTTGTTCATCGTTTATTCTCCTTTTCTGCCGCTGGGAGCGGCTGTCACTCTCTTGATCTGTTTATATATTACCACGCAATGCGTGGCTTGTCAAGTCCTTTTCCAAAAAAAGAATAAAAAAGATGCACCGTTTCGGTGCATCTTTCCTCCTTACTTCACCAGCTCCCACGTGCCGCTTTTCCCGTCCGCGTTCCGCGTCACCCGCACGGCGTACTCCTCCGTCACCGTCGGTTCCTCCGGCTGCACCGGGGTCTCCGGTTCCTCCGGCTTCTCCGGCTCCACATACGGAATCCCGAAATACTCACACAGCCCCTTAGCCGCGCTCTCGGCGATCTCCGCCATGTGGGTGTGGAACCACGTGGCATCCTCCAGATTGTCGTGGAACACGTGCTCCTCGTAGTAGCTCACCGCTTTCGGCACCCGCAGCTCATACCATTTCGTGCTGGCGTTCAGCGTCACCGTGCCGGGGTAGATCTGCCTCCGGTACTTCACCATGATCTCCCCCAGCCGCTTGCCGTTCTTGGAGTAGGTGTAGTACATGGGGCGGCAGCCCTTGGCGTTGCCCGCCGCGCTGGCGTTAGTGTGGCTGACGTAGTGCACGTCCGCGCCCCATGCGTCGCTCTCCCGCACGTTCTGCCGCATGATGGCGTCGCCGTTGTCCCCGTTCATGGGGGTGCGGCGATAGCCCCGCTTCGTCTCGATGCCGCAGCGGTTCAGGATGGGCTCCAGAATGTCGATGTACTCGTTATTTTCAAGTGCCTCGTAGCATTGTTTCCCGTCCGGTCGGGGGTATACACAGGGGTTAGCCCTGTGCATAGCCGGGGACAGGTATACCTTCGGCGCGGCCATTACTCCGCCTCCTCGGGGTTGGTGGAATATTTCAGCTGCTTCCCGATCTGGTCTGCGCCGGTGGCAGCAAGACCGCTTACAATGCCCACCGCAGCGGCGGTGATGTAGTCGTGGGCAGGGTAGTCGGGGATGATGTACATACCCGCGATGCCCAGCACCAGACCGCACACGCCCATGATGACGGGGATCCACTTGTTGTCCAGACCGCTGGCTTTGATAGCCATGCCGATCAGATAGCAGATGACGGTGATTGCCGCCACGCTCACGATACCCAAAGTTGCAAAATCCATAATGCTTCCTTTCCGGCTTTACGCCTCTCGCTTGATGGGCAGTTTTCTTACTTCCTCCATGACTCGCTTTGCGCTGCCGTTGCCGCCCATCTTCTCATACGGCTGATACAGATAGTCATTTAGGTTTTCATATTCATCCTGCGTGATGTACCCTCGTGTCACGTACACCATGCCAAGGTGTATGATTCTGTCATGCGCCAGCCCGACCAGCATTTTCCGCTCCGCGTCGTTCTTATCTGCCCGTCTACCCACCAGAGCCCATAAGCCCCCGCTGGTCAGAGCCGCCACAACGATGGCACTGATAGCAGGTATGAGGTGCTGCCACATATCAGACCACCTCCCATCCCGCATCGTCCCACGATGCCGTCACGCCGCTCTCTCCCGTCCACACCTTCGTCACCCCCTCGTGGGTGTAATGCCCGTTGGGGATCAGCTTCGCCGTCGCCGTCCACGACAGGGGGTTGTCCGCCGTGCCCGCAGGGTTTGCCTGCCGCTCGTACTCCCGCCGCACCACCACGTTGTTCACCGCGTAGACGCGCCAGTCGTAGCCCAGCTTGTCGCTCTGCTCCACCGTCACGGTGATGCCCCCTGCCGCGTCCACCGTGTCCACGATCTGCTGGTTCTCGTCGATCTTGGCTTTCAGGGCTTTCGCCTGCTCCAGAATATCTGTCCTCATATCAGCCCTCCGTTTCGATGCCCAGGATTTTCAGCGCGGCTTTGTACTGCACCGCCTCCGCCTGTGTCTGCTCTAACTGCGACGGCTCCGGCTTGGGCAGGTTTGCCACGTCCTCCGCGATCTCCTCCTCGCTACGCAGCACACACGCCCCGCCCTCGTACTTGTATCGGGGAATGCCCTGCATGGTGTACAAACCGCCGTCGAGGTAGTGGCTTTGGCACAGGTTGTACCTGTCCCCCGTGCCCTCGTCGATGTACGTCCACTTAGACACATCGTCGATGTTGCTCATGGTGTAGCCGCCCTCGCAGCGGAGGACGCGGCTTCTCTCGTCCAGAAGGACGTAGACTTTCGATTTTTGGATTTCCATAGTGCGCCTCCTACAGATCAGCAGAAAATGACAGGTAACTGCCCGGGTTGAGGAACGCGTCGTACGATGCGCCAAGCGTCAAACCACTTGCCGTGCAATTCAGATACGCTGTTGCAGCTCCTATAATATCGAGCGCAACTCCGGAGCACACCACTTCGGCTCCAGCCTTATTGCGAAGCATCAGCTGACCAACAAGTGATACGGCTGGCACCGTACGCATCTCAACTGGGAGCGGAACGAGAATGCCGCACGTGCTGTTGCCATACGCTGTGCCCGTTCCAACGATGCGATATGCGTTGTCGCTTCCAATTCGCACAAAGTACCTCTGGCACTCCGCCAGCTGATCCCCGAACTTCGGGATCTCGTTCAGCACCCACTCGCCGTACTCCTTGTGGGCGAGGGTCTGCTGGGAGCCGAGTTCCAGCTTGGCGGCTTTGATGATAGCCTCTGTGTCGTAGACTTCGGAATAGAGACGCAAGCACTTTTTCCCGCCCGACTGTGTCATGTCCATTGCAAGATCTCCGAGTGTTGCATTTCCTCCCTCGATGTCCCATGTTTCATTCAGTGGAGGTAAGGACACAGTTTTGGTTAAGAGACCAGCAGAAGTCAGCGCAGAATATGTAACAACTCTACCTGCAATGATCTTAGCCAAGGCATCATCCAGCTTTTGCCACAGTAACCATTCATGCCCAGATTGCTTACATTTAATCCCACCATCAACAACGGTCACTGTGCTATCCGTCATCCACCTATCAATCGCATAAATATCTGTACCAGTATAGCTCGTCTGACCCCGCTGATTCACCGGGTTGCCGAAATGCCAGTTACTTAGCAGACCGGGGTTGCAGGGGAACGCCTTGGTGGTGATAATCCTGCCGGTGATGGAGATGTTGTCTCCCGCCTCATAGGGGGCAGTAGCACCGATGTTCTCACGTGCCTGCGCCTGCTGCTCGGGGGTCAGGGGTTGGGGGGCACCGTAGCTGACGAATTCGCCGCCGGCAATGGTCTGCGCCTGGTCCTTGTAATACTTGGCGTTATTGTGGTAGGCGGGGTCGGTGGAGGGGACGTCCACCCCGTTACGCTGACCGACAGCCCATGCCTCCGCATCCTCAGCGGAATCCTCCGCCGCGCCCTTGGCGGTCTCTGCGCCAGTGCGGGCAGTCTCCGCGCCGGTCTGCGCCGCCTGAGCGGCGGCCTTAGCCGATTCGGCTGCGGACTGGGCTGCCTGCGCGCCGGACTGCGCCGTCTCTGCGCCCTCCTTGGCGGTCTGGGCAGCAGCGGCGGACTGCTCGGCTGCGGTCTGCGCCGTCTCCGCCTTTGTCTGCGCCGCCTCGGATTTCTCCTGGGCGGCAACGGCAGCCGTCTTTGCGGATTCCGCAGCGGTCTTGGCGTCCACGGCGTCGTCGCGGGCGGACTCCGCCCCCTGCTGGGCGGCAGAGGCTGCTGCCTGCGCCGCCTCCGCTCTGGCCGCCGCCTCCACCGCCTTGCTGATGTCGGCGGCGATGATGTTGAAATAATCGCTGCTGATAATCTCGGCATCCGGGTAGACGCTGGGCGCGACCTCCACCGCGAAGCGGAACGTTGCCAGCTTTTCCGCCGCCTTGCCAGTGGCGGTGCCGTAGATGTCCACCTGTGCCTGCACCACGCCCGCCACGGCCAGCATCTGGGTGGCGACAGGGGCGGTGACAGTGTTGCCGGAAACAGTGACCTGCGCGCCGGATTCTGTCGTGTCGTAGAGACCCCCGGTGCCGTCCGGCTTCCGGAAGCGAATCATGACCGCAGAGGCGGCAGGGACGGTGTAGGGCTGCGCGCCGTCCCATAGCGTCGCAACGACGGTGCGGGTGTTGGCGTCGCCCTGCACCATGTGCAGGCGAGGCGGGATCCCGTCCGCGGACAGGTTGAGGGTCAATTCCTGGTTGATGTTCATGGCATAACCTCCTCCGTCTTGATTCCGAGAATGTCCAGCGCGGCTTTGTACTCCGCTGCCTCCGCCGTAGCGGCAGCGTCGGCATAGGGACGCCGGAGGGCTACGCGGATCGTGTCGCTGTCCACGGACGCCCGCTGCAGGGAGATGATAACGGTGAAGCCTTCGCGGATCACCGTCTCCGATGAATTGACAAACTTGATGGCGGACGTCTTTTCCGTGTTGCTGAAGATCTGCGCCAGCTCGGACAGGCTGATGCCGGGAATGTCGATATACTGGACGCCCAGGCTCTCGGCGTAGCCGAAGAAGTCGCAGGGCAGCGTCGTCTCGTCCGCCATGGTGATCGTCGGTCTGTCTTTGTCCATGGGAACCTCCTTTAGTTCGCCCCCAACACGTAGGTTGGCAGGCTGCTCTTGTTGTGTAGCGTCAGTGGGCTGGAGAAGTTCTGGAACCTGAACTGTGTCCGCACCCGGAACACGTCAGCCGTCAGATCGGTGGCAAAGCCGGTACCCGCCAGAATGCTGTTGGCGGTGATGCCCTCGGCGATGAGGTTCTGCAGGGAGGTAGTGCACTCTGCCTTGCCGACCGCGCCGTATTGGATCTTCGGGTTTGTCACCGCGCCGCTGCCGATCTTGTCCACGGTGACCGCCGCATCCGCCAGATATGCGCCCTTCAACGAGCCGGAATTGATGTTGTCCGCGTTCAGGTTCGTGACGTTGATCTGGTCGGCGTCGATGGTGCCGCCCACTATCTTGTCGGCGGAGAAGGTGCCGTCCACGTTGGCGGCTTTGACGTGCAGGCTCTCGGCGTTGATCTGGTTCGCCTGCAGCACACCGTCCACGTTGGCGGCATATACGTGCAGGCCGTCGGCAGTGACGAACTTACCCACGATGGAGCCATCCTGCGTGATGGCGGTCTCATAGGGGCCGCTGACGCCGTTTCTCGAGAAGCCCAGCCCGCCGAGATTCCAACGCCAGACGTTCTTGGCGGTGGACATCTCCGGGGAATCCATGATCAGCAGCTCCGTCGCCTGTCCGCTGTCGTTGCGCTTAAAGACCACGTAGCCGCCCCCGGTGCCGGTGATCCAGCCGGTGGCGTTTAGAATCGCCTTCTGCATCGCCTGCGTGGTGGGCATGGCGTCAAGATCCTGCGCCTGCGCCGCGATGGTGTCTGCGATATTGGCGCGGATGTCGCCCACGTCCACGCCCTTGTAGCGGTCACGCAGGACATCAAAGGTCGTTCGTATCACCTTCGCCCGGGCGGTGACGCCCATGGCGGGGAAAACGACGGAGACGGTGTCGCAGAGGTCAACGCGCTCGCCGTCCAGCTGGGTGAAGGACAGGCTTAGGGACACGCGGGGCACGCCCAGCTTGTTGTCGGTAATGTAGTACTGCGCGGCCGTCCGCAGCCTGTCCACAGACGGGGCATCGTCAAACGCGGACGACAGATCCAGCGGCAGGATCCGCGTGAAGTCAAATGTGCCCGGAACGGACACCGTCTTTTCCGGCAGCTCTACAGTCGCCTCCCCGCTCGTCCAGTAGGGGTAAACGGCGGTATAGACCGCCGCGCAGCTGGCTTCCTGCTCCAAGGACGTCAGATCTTTTCCGTAGCGGATCGTCACGCCGCGGTCTGTGCCGCGCTTCGCCCAGAGTCGGACGGTGAAGCGGTCAAACTCGTACTCGCCGCCGTAGACATCCAGGATGCTGCCGCGGACGCCGCCCAAGAGTGAGCGGACGGAGAGCGGCAGCGTGCTGGAGATGCCCTGTGTTCCCGTCTTATCCGTCCAGTAGGCGAAGCCGCTGTCAGACGGGAGTGCGCCGGCATTGATGGCAGCGAACACCCCGGAGATGCCCTGCGCCGTGAAAGGCGGCATGGCGACACCGGAGAGGTCATAGCTGATGTGCTGGGCGTAGACGGTCACCAGCCCGCCCATGGGACGGGTGATGCGGTATACGCGGAACGGCTGCGTCGCAGCGTCCGGACGCGGTCTCGCGAGAATGACAGAGCGGTAGGTGATGTCTGTGTAGTGGATGCCGGCGACCGGGTACTGCAACTCCAACTCGAAGCTGCCGTTCCGCTCCTCCGTCACGATGCAGGACGCTGCGTCAGACAGGACGCCCACGCCGTTATCGGCAAATGCCCGCTCTGTGGGGCTATAAAGGATAGGGTTCACAGCGTCCACCACCTCGGTTTAATCGTCACGGCGGTGATGCCGCCGCTCCAGCTGACGGGGGTCTCCCCTGCCGCCAGCTCCGGGAACTCCGGCGCGAGGATTGTCGCGTTGCGATTCGCACCCTGCGCGCCGTAGGCGTTCTGTGCCTCACAGTCCAGCACCACGTAACCGTCCGGGAAGCTATTGATCTCCACGGCGCGGCTGCCCACCGTCAGAGTGCCGGAGCCAGACCCGGTGACGGTGATCACCGGCTTAGCTGCAAACGCTGTGGGATTCAGTAAGCTCTGACCGTTGAGCAGGCGGGATTCTATCTCGCCGGAGCGCAGCCAACGCTGCGGCTGGCAGCTGAACTCGATGGTTGCCCGCCCGAAGCGGTGCATGATGCTCTCCACGTCCAGCGGCCCCACGAAATAGGCGTTCCGGAACGCCTCAAGGTCGTAGCTGTCCTCCAGACGCTGGTAGCCCTTCGGGGCACAGAGCCACTGCGCCACCTCGCGCATGGCACGGGGCAGGCGGATGCGCTCCGCGCTGATGTAGACCTCGTATTGCTGGACGTAGTTCTCGTAGGCGTCCTGAGGGAAGATCAGGTCTCCGCTGCGCCCAGGGACGGACTGCACGTCCAGCTTCCGCGCCGCCAGCGGCATGGAGGGATAGCGTTCGACGACAACGTGAACGTCATCGGAGGATTTACCAGCCCAAAAAATCACGCGAACACCGCCTCCTTTCTCTCCACCGCGCTCTGCAGCCTGTACATGACGGCGTCCGCCAGAGCGTTGACATCCTGTCCCTCCGCGCCGTAGACGTTCAGCACCACGCCGCCCATGTTGGTGGTCGTTGTGCTGCCGGCACCCGGCAAGGGGATGTCCGTCAGTGCGGCGAGCTCGTCACCCATAGCGCGCATGGCGCGGGGCATTGCCTGCTCTACGCCCAGCGTGATGCCGGGCGGGATGAATTTGCCGACCTCATCGGCAAAAACCTTTGAGGGGGAGTGGATGCCGAAGAAGTCCTTGATCCAGCCGACCACAGAGGACGCCCAGCCCTTGACCTTCTCATACAGCCACTTCGCCGCGTTGCTGATTCCGTTGAACAGTCCCTTGACCAGCTCCAGACCTACCTCGCCGATAGCCGCCAGCCCCTTCAGCAGCCCATTGACGATGGCACTGATGATCTCCGGCAGGCGTCCGATCAGACGGGGTATCGCCTTGATCAAGCCCTCCGCCAGACCGACGATCAACTGACCAGCCGCAATAATCAGCAGGTCAATGTGGTCAAGAAGTCCCTCCGTAATGGTGATGATGGCATCCACCACGGCGGGGATCAGCGTCGGGAGATTCTCTCCGATGCCGGACGCCAGCGCGGCGATAATCTCAACACCGGCAGAGATGATCTGCGGCAGCAGGATCGTCAGCTGCTCCACCAGCATGGGAATAACCGCCGTTATCGCCTCCACCGCCGCCGGCAGAGCCTGCACGATGCCAGAGACAAGACCACCTATCCCTTGCACCAAGGACGGCAACAGCAGCTCCAGCGCAGGTCCCACGTAGGGGATCAGACCTGTGACCAGCTTGTTCAAGCCCTCGGCAAAGCGCGGCAGCATGATCTGCAGGCGTGTGGTTAGGTTGTCGGCGAATATGTTGATGCTGTCGATAGTATTCTGCACAAGCTCTCCAAGATCCAGATTTTCGTTGCTCATGCCTGTAATCAGATTGCGCCACGCAGACTTCATGGCGTTCGCGCTGCCCTGGATGGTTGTGGCTGCTTCATCGGCAGTAGTTCCAGCAATATCCAGATGTTCCTGCACCACAGAGATGGCGTCAACGATGTTGCTGAAGGATAGGTCTCCGGCATTAACCGCAACATTCAGCTTTTCCTGCTCTTCTGTCATGGCGGCGGCTTCAGCAACAAGCCGCTCCATCTCCTGCTTCGTGCCGCCATAGCCCAGCTTCAGATTGTCCAGCATGGTATAGTTCTGCTTAGCAAAGCCCTGATAGGCGTTCTGGATGCTGGTCATGTCCGTGCCCATCTTGTTGGCGTTGTCGGACATATCCGTGATCGCACGGTTCGCCTTCTCGGCCGCCGCCTGCGTGTCTCCGCCCATGGACTGGAGCAGAGACGCGGAGAAGCTGGTGACGGTCTCCATGTACTGGTTCGCGCTTAAACCGGCAGCCTTGTAAGCCTCGTTGGCGTATTGCTGCACCTGCGCGGAGGACTCTTTGAACAGGGTGTCCACGCCGCCGATCAGCTGTTCCTGCTCGGCAAAGCCCATAATGGACTGCTTGCCAAGCTCCGCCAGAGCGGAGGCAGCCTCCTTGATGGCAGACGCCATCGCCTTAATGCCGGAGACAATGAACTCGGAGGCAAGGTTAGCCTTCAGGACGTCGCCGAAGGACAACGCCTTCGACTTCCCGACGTTCATATCCTCGCCCAGATCCTCCACACCGCGGGAGGTGTCGCGGAGCTCGTTCTGCATTTTGTTCAGCGATGCGGTCGCCTTGTTCAGCTGCTCTTGATACTTCTGCGTGCGGATGTCCGCCTCACCATATTTTGCGGCAGCCTTGCCGGTCTGCTCCGCCAGAAGCTTCACGCGGGCACGCTGCACTTCGATCTGCTTGGTCAGCACCGCCGACGTCTTGGCGGACTTCTCCTCCGCAGAGGTGGCGGAGGTGAATGAGGACGCAACCAGTTTCATCTGGCTCTCCAACGTCTTGGACTGCTGGATGATCTGGTTGATCTGCCGACGATATTCCGCCTCGCCGTCCACTCCGATCTTGGGGCCGATATTTACAGCCATAGGCTCACCTCACCTTCATAGCTTCGTCAAATGTCCAGTGTTTTCGTTTCCTCTTGGGCGTCGCGCCGTTGTAAATGGCAAGGCAGGCGATCATGTCCAGCATTTCACCGTATCTCGCGCACATGATCTCCTGCCTCCCCATATTCAGCTTTCGCCCATAGAACAGGAGCCAGGCAAGATTCAGCTGGACGCCTGCGCCTTGCCGCTTTCTTTTTTTTCGGGCTCCACCTCCACCGTAGGCTTGCTGTCCTCCGCCCAAGCGGTCAACGCCGCCTGCTGCAGCCGGGCAAACTCATCCATTCGCAGGGTCAGAACTTCCTCCACCGTCAGGGGCTGGGGCTTATAGCCGGGGTTCTCAAAGGCACACGCCTCCTCGTACCCCTCGCTCAGCGCGGCGATGATGGACGCAGAATCCCGCGCCACCTTACCGTACTGCCCCTCCAGAACCTCCCCCAGACGGCTGATGTCGCCGTCTGGGCAGAGGTCAGAGATTTTGGCGGAGGCACCCACCGTGAAGCGGAAGCCCACTTCTCTGCCGTAGATCTGCATAGGCTCCTCCTCTTACGCCGCGCCGCCCAGAATCGCCTTGAGGACAGCTTCGGCAGCCGCCTCGGTAGGCTGATCCGCACCCACCAGCTTCCAGTCGTGATTGGTGGTGTCGTCGCGCATCAGCGTGGCGGTCAGCTCCTGCGTCTGCCAGTCGATGGACTCTTCCTGCGTGGCGGCGTCCAGACCGGGCTGCTGGAACCGAGCCTTCGTCAGCACCACGGGCGCGTATGTCACCACGCCGCCGCTCTGGTAGCGGACGACGAAGCCGATGCCCACGTAGGGGATCTCCATGCCGTCACCGTAGTGGGAGACCTGCACCGCGCTGCCGCCCGCCTGGATCTCGGTGGCCTCGGGCAGACCGAGAACGAACCTCTCCGCCGCCGCCAGGAGCCCGTCAACGGTCAGCGTGGCGGTGCCGTCTGCGAATACAGCCGCTGCGGTCTCTGCGGCGATGTTGTCGGCGTAGAACGTGTTGTCGTCCGTGGTATTCAGGGACAGGGACACGCTGACGCCCCGCGCCAGCTGCATGACGCCGCTGTAGGTGACCGCGCCGCCATCGTTGGAATACTTAGCCACGTAGGGCTTGCTGAAGCCCGTACAGACCTTTCCTGCTGCGCTCATAGCAGCACCTCCTATTTCATGATTTTTTCAATTTCGCGGCTGCACGCCGCGTCCATTGCCGCTTCCGCCGCCTTCTTGGCGGAGTCCACGGCTTTGTCCACAAACTTCGTCTTTTTGCGGAAGGTGGTGCCGCTGTTGACTGCTCTGGCGATCAGTGCGTTAGGCTGCCCTCGTGGGTACTTCTCCGTCCGGGTGGAGTTGTACCCATCAAAGCCAATCTTGACGTTGACAAACCCGTTATCGTCCTTCAAGCGACTGATGCCAAATCCGTCCAGAAGACCCGCCTTCTGCGGCAGGGTGACGGTGTCAACCAAGCCGCCGTCCCGGGCGCGTCCGTCGCCCACGGGCAGAGCCTGTATCGCGCGCCGCACCGAATCCGCCACGACTGCGGCACCGGCATAGACCGTCTTACCCACCACACCGTCCTTGGTGGACTGCTGCAGCTTGTTCAGCTGCGAGATGTAGTTGTCGATGCCGCCGAACTGGAACGTAGCCATCAGGCAAACACCTCCCAGTCCCACTCATAGTGCCAGAAGCCGGTTTCCTCCTCGAACTGGCAGCTGTTCAGGCTCCAGACGATCTCCGCCGCGTCAAAGGCGGCTTCCAGCTCATCCCGCCAGGGGTCAAACTCCCGCTTCGTGAACAGATCTGTGGAGCCTGTAACCGCCTTTTCCGCGTGGATGCCGCCGGCCTCAAAGTCGTTCGCGCCGTCCTCCTGCCATACGAGATAACGGTCGGACTGGATGCGCCCGCCGTGGCTGACAGCATCGGTCACGGCGAGATGCGCCGCGATGACCCGCTGCGCCCACAGGGGTGTCCTGTCGGTGCCCGATTCGGGCACATTTCGCTTTTTACTCATTGGGCACCTCGTACTTCTGCTCGATCCGGACGAGCGTTAAGTCCATGGACGGCGGATAGACGTCCTGCAGCTGCTGCACCAGCTCGATGCCGTACTGCGTGCCGTCCTCCGTGACGGCGATGCACTGGGGATTCACCGCCGGGCGCGTCTGCGTCCGGATCACGCGCTCCACCTGCACCTGCGCCTGCTTGCCGCTATAATACCGCTGCAGGCCGACGCGCCGCTCCGCGTAGAACAGCGTTTCCACCAGCGTAGGCGTAGGCTTGGGCTGGTATCCGGGCTGGGCGGTGTCCGTTATGGTGTAGATCTTGACCACGCCGTCCCGGTAGGGCTGCGTGATCTGCCGGTCGTCAGGGCGAAACGGTAGCTTCCGCATAGCTCTTCACCTGCCTGTCGTTCTGCATAGCCAGCAGCCGGTTCAGATAGTTCGTCTCGAACACATCCAGCGCGTCGCTCAAGCCGTAACGGACGTATTCCTTCAGCAGCGTCAACGGCTCCCCGGGGTTCTCGTAGTCACCAGCCGCGCCGAGCTTCCCGTCAATGTACGCCTCCCCAGAGGCGATGAGGTCGGACACCTTGGTGTCCGTAGCCTCATCGCTCCATGTGATGTTGCAGGCAATCTTGACGGACGACAGCAGCGCGGCATTCACCGCGCCCGCCACCGTTAAGACTTGGTGACGGTGACCTTGTAGGTCTTGGTGGTGGTGCCGTCAGCAGCGGTCACAACGACCTGCAGGGTGTTGCTGCCGGTCTTCCACGTGGCGGCGGTGCCGTTGTCGATCTCTGTGCCGTTCACGGTCAGCTTCATGGCAGCCGCAGCGTTGCCGGGCACAGCGGTCACCACGTCAGACGCGTTGGCAGTGGTCGCGGTGTAGGTCAGCGTGCCGGAGGCAAACGCGGGGGTCAGAGTCAGATCGCCCACGGTCAGAGCGGTCAGCGTGGCATCGGTAGACGCTGCGGGAGGATCCACCTGCGTCACCTTGTAGGTGGCGGGCGTCAGACCGGAGATGTCCAGCACCAGGAAGGCGTTGTTGTCCAGCGGCATACCGTTGGCATACGCCTTGATCAGATAGACGCGCTCGTCCTCCAGGAAGCGGTAGTGGTCGCTGTACTCGATGCGCCCCTCGGGGGAGGTGCCCGCCAGTGCCAGATAACGATAGGCGATGCCGATGACAGCCTTGCCGCGGGGCAGCGCGTGGGTCTGGATGATGTCCATGGGATAGGGCAGGACGTCGTTCCGGTAAGTGCCGTCCGGAGCCATCAGCGTGGTGGCGGGCATAACCTTCTGCAGATAGTCCTGGGAGTTGACCAGCAGGATCACATCACGGACACGGCGAGGCTTGCCGTTAGGATCGGCTGCCACGATGGACAGAAGATTGCCCACAGTGTGGGGGGACAGATCATCCACCTTGACGGCAGCCTTCTCGGGGTATGCGCCACCGGTGACGGTGACGCCGTCGCCCACCTGACGGATCATGCCGATGGGCTTCTTGTTGCCGTCGCCGGCGACGATGCCCGCCTCAAGACCGTTGCTCAGGGCCTCATAGAGCGTCTGGCGGATGAAGTTATCCAGCCACTCCGCGCCCAACTCCAGCATTGCCTTACAAACAGGCAGGAAAGCGGACAGCTTCAGCAGCGTGGTGGGGATCTTCTTAATGCCAGCGGTCAGCTCCTTGACGATGTCGTCGCACAGCTCGCCCCACACGGCCTCCTCGTAGCCGTTGGTGTTCACCATGATCTCGACGGCACCGCCGGTGGCGCGGAAGTTGATGCGGCTCAGCAGAGGATGCGCTGTCTGCAGCTCGTCAAAGACGGAGTCAATCACCGTCTTGGGCAGCGTCTCGTCCAGACCGGTGACGGCCTGCCGGGGGTCGGTAGAGCGCATAGCTGCGGCCAACTTCTGGTAGTAGCTGCGCTCCTCGCTGGTCAGCTGGTGGACGCCCCGCTGTGCAAGGATGCGAGAATCGACCTCCTGCCGCAGATCATCGAAACGCTGCTCGTACTCGGCCTGGATGTCCAAACCGATGCGCTGCATCATCTCATCCAGGACGGAAGAGAACGCGCCGGTGTCGCCGGAGACGGCAGCCTGCTGGAGAGCCTGCCGCAGCTCCTCGCGGGTACGAATGTCATTGTTTTTCATTCTTTTTTTCTCCTTTCGGTTCTCAAGAAAACAGTCCGAGAACTTTGTTGATTTTTTCAGGGCTTCCGCCGCCCTGGGGATCCTTGTTGGGCGCAGGCACCGAGGGTTCCGCTGCCAGGTCGCGGAGCTGCGCCGCCAGCGACTTCTGATACCGGAGATGCTGCTCCATGCCGGCGTTCATCTTCTGCAGGATGGTGGACGCGCCGCTCATGTCGGCGTCAGCATCGGCAAGACGATCCGCGAGACCGAGCTCAATGCACTGCTCAGCGGTCAGCCACGTTTCCGCGTCCATCATCTCCGACAGACGCTCCTCCGTCAGCTTGTCGCCGCCCTTCTGCAGATACGCCTGCCGCCCCGCGGCATTGATGACATCAAGATCATCCGCCGCCTTCCGCAGCTCCGCGGCATTGCCACAGGCACACATCCACATATTGTGGATCATCATCAGGGTGTTGCGCGGCATGATCACCTCGTCGCCCGCCATGGCAATCACAGAGGCGATGGAGCAGGCAAAGCCGTCCACGTGCACCACCTTCCGCGCCGGATGACGCTTCAGCTGGTTGTAGATCGCCGTGCCTTCAAAGACGCTGCCGCCGTAGCTGTTGATGTAGATCTCGATGCGCGACACGTCGGGATGCTTTGCCAGCTCTTCGCGGAAGTGCTCCGCGCTGTTGTCGCTCTGGACGTACCGCCAGTCCTCCCAATCGAACTCCTCGCCCTCTACGTCGCCGTAGATGTAGAGCTGCAGGACGCCCTCCGCAGCCTGCTTGATTTCCCAAAGGGGTTTCTTCATGCGTTTCCTCCTTCCGCGCCGCCGAGCACGGAGGTCTCCGCGCCCAGCGTTGCAATATTCTTTGTGAGATAGTGCTTGTCCGCCCAGTCCTCCGGAATGGCGGGCAGACCCGCCGCCCGCAAGACCTCGTTGATGGAGAACACGCCGGAGCCTACCAGCTTCTCCACATTCGCCGCGTTGGCGAACATATCGAAGTGGCGGATGCTGCTGGTGTCAATGCGGAGATAGTCGCCGCGCTGGATCCGGTCGTAGCCGTACCGTTTGCGGTTGATTTCCTCCTGCAGCTGGTCGCAGATGGGGTCGATGCAGCCGGTCAGGAACCTGCCCTGCGCGTCCTCCGTGCCTTGGATGCTGCCATCCACCAGCACCGCCGGGATCTGGAACGCCTTCGCCGTGAACGCGAAGATGTCCTTCATCTGGCTCTGGATGTCCGACAGATCTACGGCAGCCTTGCCGCCCTCGTTCGTGTAGGCGTAGCCGTCAAATTCGGGTAGGATAGAGCCGTCCGAGTCGAGGAAGGTTTTCACCTGCTCCTCGATCATCTGCGAGAACTTCTGCGTGAAGTCATCCGCACCGGAGGCCAGCTGATTCACGTGGACTTTCCAGTGCTGCCCCTTGTCCCACGCATACCGACGCATGGCGGCATTGATGAGTCGAACGTAGGAGCCGTACAGGCCGTCCAGCACCGGCTTGATGTTCACGTGGTTCAGCGTCAGATGCAGGACTTCCCGCTCGCGGAAGGTCTTCTCATAGGACACATCGCCCACCTGCACGCCTGTATACTCATTCTGCTTGCTGGGGCAGCTGCCGCCGGTCATATAGCTGTCCGCCACGACCAGTGCGTCATAGCCCTCCCGCTGCCGGGTGCTGATGACCAACACCTCGTTATCCACCAGCAGCTTCGCCACCAGCTTGTGCAGGAATGCCGTGGAGTTCTGGTTCACGTTCGGCTCCACATTCCAGAGATAGTGTTCGCGCTCTCGAACTTCCTTGCCATCCCGGAACGTCCGGAATTCGCAACGCCCGACGGCGTTGGCGATCATGTTCGCGCAGATCCAGAAACACGTATCCCGCAGCTGAAACTCCTGCGCCGCTGCCAGAAGATCGCGGCACGTGATCTCCACCGTAGTGGGAGAACGAGCCTTACCTCCGGCTAGCCACTTCCAAAAATTAAGTGCCATTGCCCACCTCCTATAGCCGGATCGCGCCGATGGGCGGCAGCTTCACCGGCTCGCCGGTGCCAAGCACCGCTTCCTCGGTTATAGATGCCACCAGAGCCATGAACGGGTCCGTCTTCCGGCTCTTCGGTTCGATCTTGGCGTAATAGAAATTTCCTGTATTCGTACCGGCACGTTGGCCGCTGCGTACTCTCTTGGTATTGTTCACCGCCCAGCGCAGGGGCGGATTGTCGCCCCACGTGAACAGGTCGCGGTCAAAGCATTCCTGAATCACCGGGTCGACCTGCATGATGTCGCTGGGGCGAACCAGCTTCACGCGGTTCTTGTCCCTGGCGTCAAAGCCGATGCGCCGCATGGCGTCGCTCACCAGCGTCCAACGGAAGTGGTCCATTGCCAGCTTGACGATGTTGTACTTCAAACCCATCTCCTTCAGGTAGTCCGCCAGGAGGTTGGGGTCGATGCTCACATCATCCACCACCGTCAGCTTTCCCGCCTCCGCCCAAGCTCGCCACGGGGCGACGATGCGGGAGAGCGACCGGCTCTGCAGGCAGACCCACGAATGGCTGATGTCATAACGCTGCGCGCCCACGCGGAAGTGCAGGTTGACGCTCGCCCAGTCGTTGATCTCCGCGTAGTCGATGCCTGCCACGCAGGACTTCCCGCGGAGATCCGGCAGCGGCCGGTTGGTCGCCTTGACCTTGGCATAGTCCGTCACGCTGATCTCCAGCTGGCCGGCGCGGATGCCCATCCGCTTTGTCAAGAAGTCCCCGTTCTGCTCCGGGTTGACCAGCCAGTCCGCATATTCCTCCTCGATCTCTTGCCGCAGGTGCGGGACATAGGACAGCGACGGGTTCGCCATGAACCAGTTCTCCGGGTCGTTGACCTGTTCCCGATTCTCAAGGCAGCAGATGAACGGGAGATAGCCGCCCTCCGGCTCCGCCTCGTTCTCGAAGAGGATCCGCCGCCCCTGGGCTATGAAGTCGTCCAGCGGGCCATCAGACACGTCGCCGTTCGATGTGAACATACCGATGCGCGGCTGCCCGACCTTTCCCAAGCCGGTGACGAAAACCTTGTAGTTGTTGTAGTTCTCAAAGGCGTGGACTTCGTTAAAGACGACCTTGCCGGAGCGCATACCGTCCCGCCCCTTCGGGTTGTTGGTGCGCCCCTTCATCACGCCCTTGTTCTTCCGACCCTGCACCATCTCTTTGGTGTGGTAATAGTGCCGGTTGAGCTTCGACTCCCACTTGGGGGATTCGAGGACTTCGGAAAGATCCTTCACCGGCGTCACCGCCTGCTCCTCGTTGTTGGCGCACACGTCCACGTTGTAGTTCTTTACGGGATTGTAAGGGGAGATGGAGCACGCGCCATCAAAGGCGATGAAGCCGTCCTTACCTGCACCGCGCCCCACCATGCAGAGCAGCTTTTTCCACCGCGGCCGCCCATCGGCGCGGTAGGTGCAGTCCCACAGCGCGAGGAGGAATTCCTCCCACGGAAACAGCCGTTCATAGGGGAAGTAGCGCAGCAGGCTCAGGTACCGGCGCAGCTGCTCCGTGTCCACATAGATGTCCTCCGTATCGAACACGCGGCGGATCATCGCCACCAGCGCGTGCTGCTCAGGACAGGCGCGTGGATTATTGGACTCGACAATCTCGATATAGCGCAGAACCTCCGCGGGGATCTCACAGCTCATCGTCGTCATCGCCCCGGGCGGTAGCCGCCAGAGCGTCCTCCTTAAAGCCAAGCGTGGTGAAGATCGCCAGCATCTGGCGGGAGACCTGGATCTCCAACGACACGCTGCGGTTTTCCATCAGCCGCCCTCGGTCATCCGTGACGGTCAGCCCGCGCCGGGCGATGTCGTCCCGCAGCTCCTGCCGCCGCACCCAGAAGTCCATATATTCCTGCACCTTGTCCCGGTACACGTCTCCGTCGAGATCCCTGTCGCTCAGGTTCTGCAGCATCGACTGCCGGAGTTCCTTGTAGGCGTCCGTCAGCCGGTAGTTCTTCCGCTTCTGCGGGGGCGTGTCATGACCCGCCCGCTGCGCTTCCAGATGCCGCGCCATGGACACGTTACTCTTCGCTGCGGTGAACTGCTCGCGTCGGAGAAGGAGGCGCGCCAGCATAGACAGACGGTCAAATGCGCTCCGGAAATCCTCGCCGTAGGTGTCCATGCACCAAGCATTCAGAGATGCCTCGTCACAGCCAAACCAACCGCACAGCTCCTCCACGGAGCACTGCATAGCGCACAGGTTCTCAAATTGCTTTCGGTCAAATTCACGTTGCCCGGTCACGATCATCACC